CTTGCCATTTGCATCATATAGATTGAGCATGGCGTTTAGCTCATGATAGCTGTAGTTATCCATACAGTATTTCTAACCTCTCTTTTATTTTATTGACATCCTCGTCAGTGCCAAATATTTCTACCCTGGCAATGATGGGCACACCTGTTTTACGTGAAATAATATCTGCTGCTTTGCAGAAGTTATCTCCAAAATTTGTATTGCCTGTTCCTATCACTCCACGCAATAGGCTACGGTTTTGTTCAACATTTAAAAATTGTCGAACTTGTTTTGGAATAGCTGATCTTTCGTTGCCTCCACCGTAGGTAGGAACAATAAGGACATACTCGTTAGTAACAATGGTAGGCTCAGAAGAGTTACCATCAATAGGAATACGAATAGCAGTTCCATTTAGTTTTTCTACCAATCTTTTTGTATTTCCTGAATAGTTAGAAAAATATACAACTTGTATGGACATCTATTCTAACTCCTTTTTATAAACTAGGGGACAATAAAGGGGAAGAGCTTTTGCCCTTCCCCTCTACTATTTTACCACTTCTTACTTTACAAATGCAAGACGGTTAGCCTTAGGCTTGCCTACATTGTACTTCTTTACCAAAGTGTTATACTGCCACTTTAGCTTACGGGCCTCCTTAGCAGACAAAGCAGTTGCAGAGTCTAGCTTAGCCTGTAGTGCCACTAGCTGTGCTGTTACAGTAAGTAGGCTACCCTTAGTTGCAACGTGAGCAGCCTTCTCGGCAGCCAGGTCAGCAAGGGCCTTGTCTAGCTCTGCCTGAATGTTGCGTGGCTGGGTTACTGCAATAGTAGCAGTAGCAGAAGAGCTGGCTGCAAATGCAGTTACGGTTACAGAACCAGAAGCTGGCAAGGTAACTACGTGGCTTACAGTACCACCAGCACCAGTTGTGACTGTTGCAGTAGTAATGACACCGTTAGTGTTTACCAATAGATTTACAGATCCAGCCTTCGCATTGTCATACTGGTCAGTAGCCGATACGACAACAGACTGAGTAGAAGATGCTAGACCAGATGCTGGAGCAGCAAGTGCAACCTTAGCGAGTGCACCAGCAGTCCCCCTAACGAAATAGGTTGTCTGCGTGTTGTTAACAGTAACAACAACAGAACCTACACCAGAAGTCTTGGTTACTACGAATAGCTCCACGCTTCCGCTAGTACTTGCATTTACGGTCAGGGTTGCTGAACCAGAAGCTGCAGTTGCACCAGTTAGTGTAGATAGTAGTGCAGCATTGGTTGCAGTTGCAGAAACGGTAGTTCCTGCAGCCACATTAGATACTGAAATGCTTAGAGCATTTGATGCAGTTACGTTGCCCTCAACTACTGGCAATGCGATTGCAGTAGCAGAAGTTGTGCCACCAGCTGCTGATACAGTGGCAACGGTTAGTGTCTGAGTGTTAGCAGATGCTGCAACACCAGTTAGGCCTAGGGTCAATGCTGTGACCAGGCCAATTGCTAGCTTATTAAGCTTCATTGGTTTTCTCCCTTAGTTTGAATCTAGATTAGATCGAATCTAGCCAAGTATTCTTTTACATCGTTTGGCATAGGCTTATATTTTACCATACCGTAGGAATCTTCGTCAAGTCTTTCTTTTGGCCTATCTTTAAATGTGTGAATGTCAACCTCAAGATTAAGATCTCTTGGTGTATGGGATATGGCACCAAAGATTGCCCCACATACAGCGTCTGCCAAGTCCTTAGACTTTTTACGTGGATGGTCAACCTTATTATTATTCATAATCTTTAACTCTGTAAGCTCTTCAAATAATAGATCAATCATTGGCATTGCAAGCCTTTCTTCATAAACCAGCATAGCCATATCTTCATAGTGCTTCTTAGCAACAGAAACAGTTTCAGTTCTCATACCTACCTGCTTCAACTCATTCTGAATATCAAATGATTGCCAGCGGTCAAACGACACCATTCCAATATTAAATCCTTGTCTGCGTAGGTTTTGAATCCACTGCTTTACTTCTGAAAGATTTACAGGACCTTCTGTCTTTGGCTCCCACCAAGCTACAGCGTCTACAACTACAACTGGAGCAATCTGTTGGTAGTCTTTCAATACCTGGATATTAACCCACTTATCAACGTGAGCAATTGCTACAGCACATTTGTCATGCTTCTGTGCAAGGTCAGCATGGACATAGTAAACCTTATCTGGGTCTGGCTTGAACGACTCATCAAATCTTCTAATAGCATCTAAAGGATTTCTGATAGTCATAGCAGCCTTTACCTTTTCAGTCTGTTTAAAGAACCTGTCAGATGAGAAGGTTGGAATACATGCAAATCTTTGCATAGCATCGCCCATGTCAGTAAAGAATGCTAACTTAAAGTCATCAATCTTTCTTGTTGGATTTACTACCCAGGTTGGTCTTTTTAGTGCAAATACCCCAGGATACTTATAACTTATAATGGTATCTTCATCCCACTCAATATCTAGGTAGTTGCCGTCCTGAGTTTCTGGCAAGTCTGGATTCATAATAAATCTATGAGTCTTTATTACTGTTTCTTTTTCTGCAATAGAGGCATCATACTTAGCAGAAATAAAGTCTCCAGGAAAGCGTGGGAAGGATAGCAGAGCCACCTTTCCTAGATCTGGGAAGCGAGAATCTACAGAAGCACGGAAGGCCTTATAGATATTGTCCGCCGTCTTACCCTGATCATTGCCAGTTCCAACCTCTGTAGCAAATCCAGAGATTTCGTCAAGTACAGCAAGAATAAGGTTGAGACCCTCGTGTGACTCTCTTTCGGAGTGTCCCGAATAAACAGTGATAGACTTGTCAAATTCAATGGACTCTGCTTTTGGATTATATTTTCCAGCAAACCAAGGCGACCTCTCAATCTTAGTCTTAAAGCCTTTAAAGAATACATTTTTCGCTTGCTGAGCGTTAATCGCAACGTTAATAATGTCAATGGCATCGCCAGCAGGTTTACCAAAATACCGTGCAGGATCTTTAAGACAAAGTAGTTTGTAGACAATGTAAGCACATGCAACTGTAGAAGTGAAGTCTTTACCAGACCCCTTACCCAACTGAAGGATGACTTCGTTCTTAGTATACTTTTTATAATACCTTCTCCCTTCTGTATCTCCTAGAAGTTCTATAACGTCTTCTAGCTTGTAGATTTGGCTCATAGCCTCCACAATATCATATTGCACCTCTGACAGTGGTGGCTGCCCAAGAAAGGCTTCACCTTCAACGAAGGTCTTTGCATCTACTGGACGCTCTTCGAAGTTGTCAGACTTGAGTGCTTCTAAAAAATCATCAAACATTATGAACTACCGTGATTACCTCTTTATCCTTGGCTACACTAGATAGCCTACGCATAATCTCATCTCTAATTTCTGGGTGCTCTGCAGCGATATCCTTAAGAATATTAACAAGAACATCCTGCTTTCTTTCAATCTCAAGCATCTCTTCTGCAAGCTCCTTGTTTTCAAGCAGTCCAGCTTTCTGAAGCATGTCAATCCTGGTACGCTCAAGATCCATTACAAGCTTAATGCCTGCAGTCTTTGCTGTAAGATTAGCAGTAGTGGTAGCCTCATCGATTACCTCATATGCTTTATTAATTAGTTTGCTATAGTGTGTATCTGCACCAACCAGGGCTTCCTTGGCACGTGCACGAATAGCAGCATTGTCTGCTGCCATCGTACGCCATTCGTTGATATACCCGACAACCTTCTGTCTTGGAATAGCCAACTCTTTAGAAATCTGTGTCTCTGGTGTTCCAGCAAGATACTTTTCAACTACCTTGTTTACTACATCAAGATGCTCTACTGTAAGGTCCTCAAACGACACGCTTGGCCCTCCTACCCTTGTTAGGAATTCTTTTAATCTTTTCAGTCTTGAATGATCTAAATACGGAGGTCATGCCAGACATAACTTCGAAGCAGTCAACCCATTGAGCACCAGTATCCGTATTAGTTACAAATGAGTGAAACTTAAACTTGCCACCGTGCTCTCCACGAACCTTAAAAAAATCGCCCTGACCAATTTGAAATCCATCAATCATGACGGACGATTCTCTAGAAAACTTTTTAGCAATCTCTGGAGTAATGTGCTTATGTTTACGAGCCATTCTGTTTTTCCTTTGCAACAAGTAGAAGGACAAGATATCCAACTAGATCTTTAATTGTATCATCACCTGGGTATTCGTGTCCACGCTTTACACGAGAAAGCTTATCGTCAATGCGTACGTATATTTGTTCTACAGCATCTGACTTAGAAAATACCCTAACAGGATCTAGGGCTGAGTCTCCGTATGCTCTATTTTTTTGAATTAGCATACTTTGAATGTCGGAGCAAACATTTTCAATAAGGTCTTCAGTATTCATAATTAGTTGGCCTAACGTCCATTCTTTTACCACATGATTCACAGGTAGTGTATGTCATACCAGTGAAGGGGCAAGATGCAACTCTTGCATCTCCGTGTTTACAAAAGCTTCTCTTGATTATCCATATAGCAACTTTAGCAAAGTGCTTTGCATATTTCATCGTCTAGACTTTCTCAATCCAAACTTTGCAAGATAGACATAGATTGTCTCCACACTAGTCCCACATTCTTTTGCAATTTGTTCTGGTGTTTTTTTATCTACATGAAATCGCTTTTTAAGCCATAGTTCATTTGTATATAGTTTAACAGATGGTGCCATATTTGTCAATCCCCCAGTTTTTCCCAGTTACGTAATGAGTAGTGCCCAATACCAATTGCATCTGCAATATCATTATCATCAATAGACAGATCATAGTTTATGTTAACAAAATTTATAGTTCTTTGTTTTCTGATGTCTCTCTCTATTGCCTTATAATAACTTTTTGACTTCCCTGGATACCTAGAAACTATATCCAGCTTTTCTGTTTTTGTCAACACTTTATTTCCGATAAAACTTTGCCAGGCCACTGGGTTTGTACCCTTAAAGGTTTTTACTCCAGCAAGAGATGCACCAGCAATTATTGCACCCTGCACCATAGACAACTCAGACATTGTCTTTGGGCTATTGATAAATACCGCACGTTCAATTACAAGAGCATCTACATTCATGTCCCTGACTACTTCGTTAACAATTTGTACGGCACTTGATATTTTTTTAAAAACATCTGTGCCAACGAATTGAGCCTTGCCAGATCTAACTAGTTTATCTCCCTCGAAGATTGCGTATGCAATATTGTTTGTGCTTGCATCAATAGATACGATTCTGTTTGGCTTATTTACAAAATTACTCAGATTTACCATTGGCAAATCCTTTTAGTTCTTTTAACGCCTTCTTTACTTCTACTGGGTTAACTAAGCATTCCGCACATAAATCCTGATCATTATATGCAGAAAGAGGTATGCTGCAGGACCTACACTTACGATCTTTTCCAAGTCGCTTCGTGCGTCGCTTCTGAGCATACCTCTGTGCTATCTTTTCTCTAGTTGCAGATTCTCTGCAATCTATAGAGCAGTATATCTGATAAGATACGTTTGTTTGGAATTGTGTGTCACACCATTCACAGTGCTTGTGCTTCATCAAGTGGCTCCAGGGACTTAATTTTAATTAGTCCCTCGCCAGCCGAGTCACAAGTTGCCTTAATGGGACATGTCTTGCAAATCTTTGAATTAGATCTGTAGTTTTTTGTAGGCAAAGTTTTATCTGTCCAAGCCTTACGAACTGTTCTCATCCATTCAAATGTCTGGTTTACCCACCTAACATAGTAATCACTAATCTCTACTGGTATAACCAGAAGGTCATGATTGTTTTTGTTTTCATAAATCAAGACTGCTTCTGTCTTGTTTAAGATCTTCATATAAATCAGCAGCTGAACTAGGTGACCAAGCTTTGGCTTACCGCTTGCCTTCCTATATTCAAAACCTTCTGATGGCATCGTTTTGATTTCACCAAGAAGTTCTTTTCCTGCCCAATCTAGTATAACATCTCCGAAGCCAAAGATTGGCGGATCGCTGTAAGTTATTTTAAATTCAGAGTCAATTAGGATACCCTCGTCTGCCATGGCTTGCTGAATACGCTCATGCGACTTTGTACCAGCAGTCATGTTTGCACCGCCATAGGCATCTGCATTGTCTTCAAATACTGCACCCTCAAACGCTAGATACCAGTATCGTGGACACTCTCCATGAGAATATGCAATCGTGCTTGGTGCAAAGGTTTTCTTCTGAGCAAACTTAGGTTCACGCTTAGCAATATATCCATGCTGAATTCTATCGATAAGGTCCTGGGTATTTAGAAAAGACTCCTTGCTGCCTTCGATTTTCTTTAGCATTACCTGTTGTAAAAAATTTTTAGCCATAATGACATTAGCGAATAATGTATTTAAGAACAGCAACTAAACCATTGATGGCTTCTGCAGCTGTATAATAAATATTTTTCTTCGCTCTATCTCCCTTATCTACGTTAGTCAACCAGGTTGCACGAAATGCCATCTTAGCAGCAATAGCCTGCAACCTAACGACCTCTAGAGTTGCTACCTGTAGTGGAATATCTGGCTTAAGAATTACCTTTGAAATAAAGGTAAGTGCTTGAGTCAGCTCTTCATCTTCCATGTAGTCTGCAATCTCTGCAAGACCGTTGATCATATCGATTGTATTTTTATTTTCTGTTTCCATTAGCATTAATTATACCACGGTCTCAGTCTCAGAGATAGTCTGCTTTTCTTTTGCTGTTGCACGTCCTCCAGTTACAAACCATGGAAGCAACTTGTCATACAAGTCTACAAGAAGATTTACATCCTGAATTTGATACTTCTTCATCTCTGCCCATGCCTTCTCATCACCTTCCATGCACTTAATCCAAAGACTAAATCCAGAGTGCTTTACCTTTGCACCTACCCCAAGCTTCTGTGCCACATAGTCTAGCTTATTGGATGGAAACAAGAAGTTAGCCTTAGTAATACTCATAAGGTCTAGATCCTTTACTGGTGCAGGAGGTGTCATTCCATTCTCAAGAAACTCACGGTTAATGTGCTTGTGGTCAAATGCTGCTGAGTTCCAGCCAACCAATAGGTCAGCTTCGTTCATAAGCTTGTGTAGCTCTTCAAGCATTGCCTGCTTTCCATCGTGGTGCACAGATTTAAAAACAACCTTTTTCTCTCCTAGCCAGCGAGCACCAAAGCAAAGCATCTCGCTACTCTTAATAATCTGATCAATGTTGATATTCTGGTCCCACAGACCCCATGCATAAACCTGCATAGGAGTTGTTTCAATGTCTAGTAGTAGTATTTTCATTCTTTGTTTCCTTCTATTAATTGTTCTAGCAAGCTCAGTTCGATAATTGCTAGTCTTGTTTTACGACTTTCTTCTCCCAGCACCACAACAATAGCTGGGTCGTTCTTATTTTTCATGGCATCCGTTACTGCCTTGGCCCAGTTATCCTGGTTTACGGTAAATCCTTTTGGATATTCTTTGAAGTCAACAGTGAAGCTTTCAAAGATTGCATCGCCCTTAGTAGTTCCACGACCGCTATTCTTTATGCCTTTAGCACCAAGACGCTTGATCTCACCACGCTCACTCATAATCCTTCTTTGTTTTTTTCTTAGCCACAAGGCTAACTTTGCTCAAATGTTTTTCTGGGCAAACCCAAGTTAACTCCTTAGTTTCAGAATATAGCCTTAAACTAAAAACTACAGTCTTGCAGGTGTGGCATGGAAACTCACCATTGTAAACTGTATACTTAGACATTATTTACCTTTGCAACCAATGAGTCGTACAGATCTTTGTCTTCTTTTACTTTATTGATAAATGCATCTCTTCCTTGAAGCTTTGTACCATCTTCAAGTTGATACCAAGCACCAGTTCTATTTACGAATCCAAGCATTTCTGCTGTGTCAACTAAGTCTGCTACAGAGTCAATTCCAATAATGTCACCTCTGTAATAAAAGTCATATTCTGCACTATCTCCAGGTGCAGAAGTTTTTGAGTTAAGCACTTCCCAACGCACCTTACGACCAACCTTTTGCTCAATTAGCTTGTCTCCAACTGGTATCTTGGCTTTGATGGCCTGAGAGTCAGAGCTTGATGAAAACAACTTAACAATTGTAGACGACATAAACTGCGTTGTCAACCCTCCTGTTGGTGCTGCCTGAGTATAGGTAGCCTGGATATTATTGCGTGACTGAGAGATTGCAATAATAAGTGCAGGCTTTTCCCTATTGTTTGCATAGTTAAGCATTAGCCATGCATGAGATAGGTCCTTAGACATAGCACCAATTTGCTTAGTCTGATCTAGGGATTTTAGCTCGTCAGAATCTTTCTCAAAGTATACGGCTGGCAGTAACGAGCTAATGCTGTCGATTACAATCAGGTCTACGCCTGCCTGCAAAAGTGCAACTCCAACATCGACCATATCATTGATGCTTCGTGCCTCTGAATAGATTAGCTGACTAGTGTCTACGCCAAGTTTCTTTGCCCACTCTTCGTCATATGACATCTCAGCATCCACCCATGCACAAAGCTTGCCATTCTTTTGAGCCATGCCAATCATTTGCAGACATAGCGAAGACTTAGCACTAGACTTGCTGCCCCAAAGCAAGACCTGACGACCATACGGAAAACCACCGCCTAATGCCTTATTAAGACCAGCACTTGGTGTTGGCTGCATCTCAGTCGTGATCCCTTCTCCGCTACTTAGCCTCTTCCTAATCTTAGGGTCAAGCTGTGCCATTGCTTCTTCAATCGTTGTCAATTACATCCTCCATTATGATTGTTCCATCTTTTGTTTTACCAAATTCAAACTTGTATGCGACACCCTCTTTAATCTTCATGTATGCCTTTGGGAATGCCGTTGGGAATACGGTTACAGAGTGAAGCTCTCTAGAGGCGTCTGCCAAAGTTAGAGATGCCATTTTCTTGCCAGCCTTTGTTACTCTTGGCTTAAACGCAACCACATACATCTCTTCTTCCCTGTATGGCAACTGCTTATAGTTTAAGAACTTTACAAGTGCTGCATCGTTTCCCTTTATTTCATCGGCAGGTATGGAAGAAATAATGCGGTTATCACTAGCCAATAAAAGATACGTACGGCCTGGCTCAATCTTTGTTGATTCTTCATCGAATATTCCAACGCTTCCTGTCTTGTCTAGGATCTCTACTCGTGACCATCCACTACCTCTCTTGATAGACTTAACCATTCCCATAAGGATAAACGAACCCTTTTCTTCAAACTCTTCAACATCATTTATAAATGCGTAGTAGTGAGATGGAATATCAAAGTTAAACTCAGGAAGGTTTAGATACTCGTATAGGTTTTCTCTAACCTCATCATCGTTTCTTGGATTGTCTTCAAACGTAGCTGCTCCGATAAGTCGAAGTGCTTGTAGTGCACGACTATTAACACCATTACCCTTGCCATAGCTAAACTCCTCTAGCTCTGCATATGACTTGAACGGCCTTCTTGCAATATACTTGCTAGCAATGTTATCACTAATAAACTTAATAGAGCTTAGACCAAATCGAATACCCTTGCCCTCAATCTTAAAGTCAGCATCTGACTCATTGATATGTGGTAAGCGAATAGGAATATTCATACGCTTAGCTTCGATCAGATACTCAGTGCGAGCATCCTTGTCCTTCTCATTCTTTAGAATAGAATACATAAACTCAATTGGATAGTATCGTTTCAACCATGCGGTCCAGTATGAAAGGGTGCTGTAAGCCACAGCGTGAGACTTGTTAAAAGAATATCCAGCGTGTGCCTCAAAGTCCGTCCAGAGCTCTTGTGCGACGTTTGGAGATAGGTATTGGGATGCTCCTTTTACAAACTTTTCTCTAAACTGATCAAACTCTTTAGCGTCTTTCTTTTTACCAATAATCTTACGAACTTTGTCAGCCTCAGCCATTGTCATACCGCCAAGCTCTGTACAAGCCTGCATAACCTGCTCTTGGTACAAGATACAACCATAGGTTTCTTGGGTAAACGCCTTCATCTTCTGGTGCTTGTAATCTAGATTTTGCTTACCCTGCTTACGCAAAATGTAGTCTTTGCCAATAGTATTTGCAGCACCTGGACGAACCAAAGCGTTAGAAGCTGCAAGCTCTGCAAAGTTCTTGACACCCATCTTAACTAGCAAGTTTGTATATGGTGTAGCTTCACACTGGAACACGCCCTTTGTGTATCCAGAAGAAAGCATTTCATAAACCTTGGGATCTTCCATGTTTAATGAAAGAAGGTCAATTGTTTGACCAGTTCTATCCTTAATAATGTCAAGCGTGTCTCTCAAAACTGATAGTGTCTTCAGACCTAGAGCATCAATCTTGATAAGCCCAATACGCTCTGCTTCTTCCATGTCTACAGCGACTACTGGGATTCTACCGCCAGAGCCAGGAGAAAGCCTTGTCTCCATTGGTGCATACTTAAAAATTGGTGACTTAGATGTGACAACACCTGCAGCGTGAATACCAGTACCACGAATGCGACCACGAAGTTGATCTCCGTACTGCTCAACCTCTGGATACTTTTCACGGAACCATGCAGCCTGCTTAGATGTACAGTAATCGTCCCAGGTATCTACAACCTTCATAACCTTGTTTACGTCAGTAAGTGGGATGTGCAGAACTCTGGCAATATCACGAACTACACCCTTGTCCTTAAACTCTAGGAATGTCGCAATAGATGCTACGTGACGATACTGTCTAACAAGATAGTCTTTGACTTCTTCACGACGTGAATCCTGAATGTCCGTATCAATATCTGGAAAGTCATTACGCTCAGGATTAATAAATCGGAAGAACAATAGTCCATGTGGGATTGGGTCAATGTCTGTAATTTCTAGGGCATAGCATAGCAGTGAGCCTGCTGCAGAACCACGACCTGGACCTACCATAATGCCTTCCTTCTTTGCCCAAGCAATCATATTACGAACCACTAGGAAGTATGGCCCAAAGTTCTTATCTTCAATAACCTTTAGCTCTTCGTCAAGACGTGAGATATATTCATCATTTAGAACTCCACGCTTTTCTAGACCTGCAATAGCAAGCTCACGCAGTTCTTTGTTTGGGTTCTGATACTGAACTGGCAATAGGTCTAAATGATCTTGGATGTCATATTCTTGAATCTTATTAGCAATCTCCACTGAGTGCTCATACATGTCTTCACGATCAATACCCTGGGCTTGCATGGCCTTGTGCATCTCTTCGTCAGAGAGTAGGTGAATGTCATACTCGCTAAAGCTAATCTCACGGTCTCCATAGAGATACTGCAATCTGTCTACAAGGTTGTCATGCTTACAGGACTTTTCGTATGTAGCATCTTTTTGAACCTTGTTAGAGTATGTGTTCAATACTAGCTTAAGCTCCTGGATTTCTTTTTGACCAGTGTGAGCGTGGTGGCAGTCTGGAGTTACAACAGCTTTTACATTAAACTCATCTGCAAGTGCAAGCAACTGCTTGTTAACTTCTGCAGGATTGTGTGGCATTACCTCAATGTAGTAATCGTCTTTGAATACACGCTTGTGCCACTCAATAATTCTCTTGGCTTCGGCAAACTCTTCTGCCTCAATAGCCTTTGCTAGGGCACCAGAGAGGCACCCAGAAAGGACGATTAATCCCTCTGAGTACTTCTCTAGCACCTCGTAGTCAATGCGTGGCTTCTTGTAGTAACCCTCAGTCCACGCAATCTCATTGAGCTTATTTAGATTCTCTAGCCCAATGTCGTCCTTGGCAAGAACAATGATGTGGTTATACACCAGGTCTATAAGACCCTCTCTCTCACCCTTGTCACGCTGATCAAATCTATCAGCAGTAATGTATCCTTCTACGCCAAGGATTGGCCTAATGCCCTCAGCCTTTGCAGCACGATAGAACTCACGGTGCCCAGAAAGCGAACCGTGGTCAGTAATAGCTAGGGACGACATCCCAAGCTCCTTAGCACGAGTAACGTATTCTAGTGGCGTTGCGATTCCATCAAACAAGCTGTAATGGGTGTGAACATGTAGGCCAATGTAGCTCATTGACTATCTTACCAATCCATGTTTGCTGAAGTGGCAGAACCTGGGGTGTCAAACCCTAGGTAGAATGCCTCCTGCTCTGCATAAGGAATCTTATTTAGAGCTGACTCCAGTGGGAATGGTCGGATGTCCTTCCAGTCAAATGGCTCAGTGTCTGGAGCACTTGGAAGTAGAGTATAGCTGGTCTCAGTTCCCTGACCATTACGCTTTACCTTCCAAACAAGGTTTGAGATACTACCAGTGTCAATAGCATACTCACGAATGTTGTTAAATGCGGACTGCTTTGAAACACCCATTGACCAGATTGCTACATATGGCTCCTCTAGGCCATCATCTACAAGAACGTTGCAGTAGAAACGCATACGTGCTCGCCAGCCAGCCTTAGGGTCCTTGCGGTGCATCTCTTCTGCCCAGTCACGACCCTCTTCGTCCATAGTGTCTACAGCCTTACGCTTGTAGTCCTTTGGGTTGGTGTGCTCCTTAACAACTAGTGCCAGGCCACGGTCTGGCGAATAGTTTGGGCTGTCCTCATCAAGCTCCTCAATGAAACGGATCTTGACGGACTGGCCGTCAGCTAGCTTTAGCCAACGAACCTTGGCTCTGCTCTCATCATACTTTGGCTTATCAAGTAGTGCGTTGATATTCTTTAGCCCTTTTACTACGCTCATTTTTTCTCCTATTATTTTGGTTTATTAGTTTAGCATGGCAGCTATAGACTTGTCAAACGATTCGTCTAAAGACTTTATCGCAGCATCATCCATATCGCCAATATCTTTATATTTTTTATCTAGTTTGATTACAGTAACACGTGGTCCAAGTCGATCAACGATCTTGTCTTTCATGTTTCCGCCTGCTTCATCATTGTCTGCAATAACACAAATGCTATTGAAGTATTTTTGTAGTAGGTCTGTTTGGTAGTTGGATACGTTTGCTCCCAGAGTAGCTACCGCTGCAAAGCCACATTGGTCTAGCCTGATAGCATCAAACGATGATTCAACTACATAAACTTTATTTGAGGACTTAACCCTGTGTAGGTTAAAGAGAAGCTTGCTCTTTGGCATGCCTGGAGTATTTTTAAAGTCTTTACCCTCTACGGATCTACCAACAAATCCAACCTCCATTCCATCTGGAGAGTGTACTGGTATAGTTACCATGTCCTGCTTTTCAGAATAGCCCAAGGAAAACTTCTTAATGGATTCTTCAGTTATTAGTCTTCCCTCATAGTAACGCATAGCTCTTGGAGAGTCTAAAGCTTGCTGATTTAATCTTTTAATTAGTACCTGGTCATACTGAACATAGTCTGGCTTTTCGACTAGCTTTTTAGAAACAGCATCTATAACTGATGACTCTTGTTCCTTGCTTTTAATAAAACGGGCAGATTCAAAATAGGTTCTGCCAGATACCTTCATGATTAGCTGAATGAGATCTGTGACATGCTGACAAGAAAAGCAAAAGAACACGCCACTCTGCTTGTCAACTTCTCCTGCAGGAGTTCTGCTGTTTCCATGAAATGGACAGAATACGATGTAGTCAGAGTCCACCTCTGACTCTATGTCTAGGCCTGCTCCCGTAAGAACTCTTTTAATTTGTTCTGTGGTGTATAAATTGCCTTTGTCTCGTCTATTCCAATTATCCATTCGCTCTTTTTCTTTCCTACGTATACTCCATAAATACTTAATTCAAATTCAAAATATTTTCTTTGCTCGTTATAGTTTAGCGTAAAGTCTGGGTTAATGTCAATCCTTGGCACATATCCAGACAGCCTCATTTCTGTTTCTAGTAATTTTGCATATTCAGTTCTTAGTCTTGCAATCGCAGCGTCGTCATAGATGTTTCCATCTATGTGAAACCTTTTGATAGGCTTGTGATGCAAATTGTCCATATAACATTATAACTACTTATCTTCAAAGTCTTTGTACTTGTACCAGCCTTTATCGAAGTCTGCTTGGACTAAAAAGTCTCCCATAAATCCATTACGATTCTTACGGAACACACACTCAATGATATCAGAATTTGTTCCACGTCCTAGTGCAAGTACCCAGTCAGCATCGTATGCGATCTGTCTTGACCAAGCAGTCTGTCCCAGAGTAGGCACAGTGTCTAGCTTTGTAACATCATCTGGTGTTGCAGATGAGATAGCAATGATAGGAACTTCTTCAGAGATTGCCATAAGCTTTAGCTCACGAGATAGGTTCTTCATACGTACCGTCTCGTTGTCAGACTTTTGGTTTGGGGACATCAGCTGTAGGTAATCCACAATTACGAAGTCTGGCTTATACTGGTCAATCTTTCCACGCAATACTGATGGCGTAATATCTCCACCAGTATCATTAGAGATAATGTGGAACTCTGGTCTGCCAGCTACTGCCTTAGCATGCCAACGCTTAAGATCTGCAATCTCAATATCTCCATTAGAAAGCTTTCTATGTGACCATAAACCATCGCCCATAATGGCAAACACACGATTACGAACCTCTGTCTCGCTCATCTCAAGGCTAATAACCATTGGTGACTTACCCTGCTTCCATGCCTGTACCGCAAAGTATAGCGATAGCCATGACTTACCAATACCTGGATAGGCAAGCATAACACCAAGCTGTCCTGGCATAATACCAGCAGGGAGGTAGTTGTCAAAACCTGGAAGACCAGTCTTAATGCCAACTGCACCTAGCTCTTGCTGCTTCTGTACGTTCTCATAATATGCAACTGCTGACTCTAGGTCAGTGGCATCAATGTCTCTAATTACCGATGTATTTTTCTTTAGCTCTGACGTCTTTGTAATAAGCGACTCAAGGACCTCTACCCCCTTGCCGTCTTGAACATCGGTTGCTGCAGAAACTAGGATCTGCTTTAAGCTACTTTCTAAATAGTCTGCCTGTAGTTCTTCTAGATGGTGCTTTGTTGCACCTACGCCATCGACTGGGGTAAAATCTCTAAACTTCTCAACGACTAGTGACTTTGGTGGTACTGTGCCATTAGTCTCTGCATACTTGCGAATAAACTGCCAGATATCATTGTGTGTTCTAAGAAGGGTTTCAACATTTGCCTGCAGTAGAACGTGTAGCTGCTTGTCCTCAAGCACTGCTGAGATTATCTTATCTTCTGTATTACTCACTTAGCCACTCTTTCGCTTTTCTTCGTCTCTCAATACGCTCCTTGCTGTCGCTATCAATGCGAGCCTTTGCATCAATTAGGTTGTTAATGTTGCCTGCAAAATTCTTCCAGGTAGGAGCAGGATGAACCTCAAAGTAATAGTCTAGCATCTCGTAGCATGTTTGAAGTCCATAGGAATCTATGATTGCATCTGCTGCCCAGGCTTCTGCCCAACGGTTTAAGTTTGGCCTTGCATCATATTTAAACTGATAGTGCTTGTCAAACTTACTCAGCAAAGCCATTTGGTCTTTGCGATCAGCCATTTACTTTGCCTCTACCTCAGCAGATGCTTCCTTTACCTTATTCGATAGCTTCTCTTCAACAAACGAATACACTCTTTCAAAAGCATCATTAATGTTTTCACCATCTCGCTTGTTGTCGCTAACACTTAGATCAATTCTAAGCGACTGAAAATTTCCTAGGTTTAGTGTGTAGCCCAAACCAACTGTTACCTTTGTCTCTTCGTTATTCATACCCATCTCTTTCTTAAATTGATTCTGCCCAAACTGGAATGAATCTTCCATCCTCAGTTCTTGTATAAGTCAGTATACCATCGCCCATCCTGCGTGTCAACTCTTGTGACGAAGGTGTTACATCATTTGTAATTAACCTGTCTTTTCTAGGTCTTCCCATATGGTAGGATGCTAGTATATCACGAATGTCACGAACTTGCGACTCTGAATAATAACTTCTTACTTGCCATCCAGTTGCCCCACCTTTTTGAGATCCTGTTGGATGTGGAATTATACCACGCTTCATTAGATTTGGCAAGTACTTTTTGTGCCTATTTACTAGCTGTGCTGTCTCTCCAACAGTGTAAGCACGTTCCCTATTTTTTTTAAAGTCTGAGATTAAGCAGCTTTCTATTTGATCTTTTGTTATATTATAAACAGACATAATTCCATTTGACTTATTTAGGTGATGAACTCTTACCAGGCTTCCGTTAAGAAACCAGACCTTCTTGCTTCCTGGAATGACTGGAGCGTTATTGTATGACTGCATATCCACTAATGGCATTAGTCACTCCTAGTTTGGAACACCCACAGCGATTAGATTAATTCCAACTGACGCAGTTCCGCTAGTATTAAATTTTGCTACACCCTCAATCCTGGATGTTGTGACTAAGGTCAGAACAATTAGTATGTCCTTTCCAGCCTGAGTTCCAGAAATATTCACAGGAGTTGCAGTTACTATAGGTGGGTACTTAAAATCTGCTGCTGGAAAGTCATAAGAGAACGAGATTTCAGATCCCTGATTGATAGATGTATTATTTGTAATTTCTTTATATCCACCAATAATTCTGCTTTCAGTTACCTTGATGTCCTGTCGTCCAACTCCAGCAGCTGGGGTTTCTATGGAGACAAACCTGTTTGCTGAATAGGCTGACTGCAAAGAAAGCTGATTAACTGTCTTAGCTATTTGATAGATATAGGTAAGATCTAGTGGCTGTCCACGTTCTGGTACTGGTATACTCGACATCTAATTATTATATCACGAACTGATTGGTTCAGATTCATAAATTTTTAGTGCTGGATTGAATACCTTGTCAATTCCTTGAATCTGTATGGCATATCGAATAGTGGACGTGGCCTCATTAATAAAAGAATATGTCGTAGATGTAGAGCTTCCATGATAAACATATGGATTATTATCAATCTTTACAAAAATATCGTAAGCTGCTCGCCTTTCTGGGTCATTCCAGACTATAGTAAATACCCTTCCTGGAATATGTTCTGATTCAATCTCTGATACCTCAGATCCATCTACTAAGAATTTTTGCGACCACTCAGAAAATCTATTTCTATCTTCAGATACTATTCGGAATCTTACGATGTGCTGATTCAATCCATTTACTGATGGCAGAGAGGACTTTGGAATGACCACCTTTTTAATTCCTCTATCTGCCACTATTCTACTCCAAGAGATATTCTAAACTCAATAAAGTTTGATGTGTTTGGTCCCTTTACAATTGGCCTTGCCCCATCTGTCTTGATAACTGAGTACCCTGTAAGTCCATATAGTGGATTAACTGAAGAAACATTTTCAATTCTTAAAGCATCTAGGCAAACGTAGTAATCTGGAGAAGGGTCACCATTCTTCATTACAGACGCATATATCTTTACAACTGATACTAGATCCCAATTAAATGCAGATGTATATAGCAGTTCTTGTAGTTGTTTTTTTACCACAAAATACCTGTTATCCTGAAACTCAACATCTTCTGAAGTCAGATTAATTGAGAAGCTCGCTGATTGCCCTCCAGACAAGGTTTCAGATTCTGCAAACTGAATAAGTATTCTAACCTCATCTGGCTGCACTTGAGAAAAACCATCTTTGTTAATTACCGAGAATGCCAGCCTTAGCTCATCTGTTGGTGCATTTCTGTTAAAGTTAAAGGCAGCATTGGTAACGTGAATATGATTTGACCCAGCGACTGGAGATAGGTTTCCTTGCTGATTAAGGGTAAGCTCTGAGTCTGCACCAGAGATTACAGTCATATTGTTTAGTGAGCGACATCTTTCGTTTCTCTCTATTCTGTTAGAGTCTGTAAAAATTCTATTGTCAGCATTGGTATGAAAAACTGGAGTCGCTTTCTCTGATCCATCTATAATATATTCTCCAGCGATAACGTTTACATCAAATTCATCATCTCCAGGAACATATCTATCTAGCGGTGTATAAACTGATGGGATTTCGGTAACGCCAGTTTGTGTGTGGTATTCCCAGCCCTCGTTTTGAGTAAAAGAATATACTGCACGACTATCAAATGCACCAGCTGATGGGTTTGCTCCTGCTGAGTAAACTCCAATCTCTGTGATTTCATATCTTTCTTCTGTTGGTAGCTCAGCCGTTAGAACTAGCTTTACCAGATTTCCCTCATTAACATAGCCTCTAGAGATAATAGGTACCCTAAACATTTCAAAGTCTAGAGAATTCTTTGCAGAATATTCGGACTTTTGTGGTGTCGTAAACGCTGAGCCACTTGCAAGTGCCTGTGGTCCACAGCCAACAGCAATGTACGAAGCAAAGGCTGGTGCCTGCCCCAAAAGATATTTGGCTAAAATGCCTTTTCCTGTATTAGTTATCATATTTATTCCTAGTATATTGTATCATCTAGAACAGAGACATTGGAGATAACTTGCACCTCTACTTCTTCGCCGTTAGTCATGTTAATTAGCTCTACGACAAGGTCACCAGTTTCCTGATCTATATATACGTACTTGCAATTTGAGTCTCCAGTTTCGGGATCTGTTCCTGTACCACATTCTGGCAAATGAATTCCAAGATTAATTGAAAAGTTTTTAAAATATTCTTTGTCCGTCTTTTGAAGACTCAAAATATTCTGTGGATTATACTGATAGTATAGACTTGTAATATTTTTAATTGGTTGATAGACTACGTTCTGACCATTAATAATATCATTTCTAGATATACTAATTATTTCTTGGCCACCAATATCTTCAAATATCAGGTCTGTCATTACCTCTGCGGAAAGAACCCCCTCCTGAAGAATTAGGATATCTGGGGTAGCTGACTTTACCGCATTAGAGTTCTTTGCACTATAGTCGTAGTTAGAGCTAGTAACTGTTGCTGGTCTTGCTTCCATTACACAACCTCACTCAAAAATATTTGCATCTCTGGTCCTGAAGATGTTTTTGAGTAGTCTATTTGATAAACAACAAATCTTGCACCATCTTCAGAAATTTGGTTAACGTTATCCTTATCCTTGTAGCTTACTTCAACTATATCACCTAGCTGTAAGATTGGCATAGCAAAAACATTAAGACCAACACTTCTCCTGGGCTTCATAATTTTAGATATCATCCAGCCCATAAGATTGTCAGCATCGTCATGGCTTTGAATGTAAGGTGCCTCCAGGGTAAACTCCTTCTTGCCATGAGTAAGCCTGCTTACCTTAATGTCCTGGTAGTCCTGTTTGACTTTTGTTGGGTATGATACAAGCTGTCCTCCAGCAAAACTTGGATTAGAGTAGTCACTTTTCTTTGAGAAGTATTCATCTACTGTTAAGTCATGCTGTGACTCTTGAGTAAATGTTACACCTTGAATTCTTAAGTAGTTACCGCTTGTTTCGTCCAAGCTTAATGCTGTGTCTGTTGCATTAAAGATCATAAACTCTGCACCATATGCACTTGCAATAAATCCAGATGTAGTATATCCCTTAATGCCATTAAATGTTGGAGAGAGTTGTGCAGACAAAGCTGGATATGCCTTATCATATCTGACATTAAAATATGCTGCCTCTCTCATAATAGTTCCAAACTCTTCAAAATACATATTATACTTTGGTGGCTCTGAAGGACTAATGCCAGATAAGTAGCTTGCCTGTATGACACCGCTCATAGAATACTTTCTGAACGACTCATTGACATCAATCTCATCCTCAGAAAATACTGCGTTTACAGGGGTGTCTAGGGCATAGACGGTATTTTGTGAGTAATTATTTGCAATAGCATATATGTTTTCAAACATTGCCCTGGATGATCCACGAATAAATAGTGCCATATTATTGTATATTGGCAGTGGCTCTGGATCAACAACTGTAGCGATAAGCTTGTTGTTTACGTATAGGAAGAATCTTCTTCCAGTAGGAATGTCCTGATACTCAACTGCGATATCGTACACGGTTGGATTATTCTCCGTAGTCATACGGTATTGTCCTGTAAACTTTCCATCATCAACTGTTATCTGTGCAAGGCCTCCCCAAAGCTTTACGGGAACTGCCTGAGATCTCGTCAAATCTGTAGACTTCATAACCTTGTAAAACAAAAGATTTTGAATGTTATCAGAGTCTTCGTATGACTCAATATTATTTTCGCTAAGTGCTGCTATTTCAAAATAATACCCATTGTTAGTCTCTGGATTTAGCATAATAGCAATACCAGCAGATGAACCATTAATGACTACGTTCTGACTTGGAGATGTCGCATTGCCAATATAGTAAGTAGAAGAGCCAATTGGTGACTGCCCCCTGCTATCACTATTCTCGACCTTTCCAACTATACGAACTCTTGTACCAAAGTGCTTAAACTTATCAGTTAGTGGCTTGTATACATAAGAAACAAAATCAATAGGCTTTTCTGTTGTTGTGAATGATGGGCCAGTGAATACAAAAGCAGATGACTGGATTGTTCCTGGAGATATGGATCCCTGGCTAGCTTTTTCTGTTTCTGGGTTGTAGGTTAAAAAGTTTTTAATCACTCCAGTTCTAGAGCTATTTTTTGCAAATGAGTCATTTCTTCCTGCTGCCCCAATGGTCACACTAGGTATTTCAGCACCGCCAAATAACTCAGAAGAGTTCATCGAACAGCCCCTGACATTATTGTTGTTAGACCAGTAAGATGCCAGGCCAGCAAAGTGATTTACTGGAGCTGTTCCAAATTGACCTCTACCATGTTTTGCAACTGCTCCTTCTGCTAGCCTTAGATTTCCATTAATTTCTACGTAGTTCGGCTCAGAAAATATTCTAACCCTTCCAGTTGGATACATCTTTCCATTAAATGGAATCTTAGCAAAGTATTTCTGATAATCCCTAATGCTGGTTATCCAAACCTTACCAGAGCCTCCAGTGGTAGATGGTACAGCTCTAATCTGCCCATTTGTAGTCTGAGTAAGAACGTCTATACTTACACCAGGAATTTCATACTCTACCGCATCGTATTTAATGATTTCTCCATTGGCATAAAAGTATCCATTATACCGTGTAATCCAGTATACACCTTCACCAAAATCCATGATGTTATCTACGACAACCCCATTCTTTACAGATGGAACTGTATTAGACAGAGTAGTTTGAAGTGGAATTGCTCCTAAAACATATGCAGACTGATTTCCAATAACATCATTTACAGATTTTGTATTTTCAGTTCCAGCAACCTCCCACAACAGTGCAGGCTTGTATATCCAGGTCTTATCTTTATCGATCATTGATGCCTGGCGAATTGATCCATAAGATCTTTGAATATACCTAGTTGTATAGGATATCTTTCCATCGTTAAACACTTCGTCTTGCTGAGAACTTACGTCTACTATATTTGCAAGCTTTGAATTTGTTGTTTTGTTAGATATCTGCCCTTCGGCAATAAAGTCATTTGAACCATAAAGCGTTATATCTGTTTCTCTAACACCATCTTCTGGAAGCATGTATTCCTTGCTCATGAACACAAGATTGTTATACTCATCAAAGAATGCTGCGGTCTGTGTTGATACGGCAATATCATTTAAAACCTCTGCAACAGAAGCATCTGGTGCCACAAAAAAGAACGGTATAATAGCTTCTGTTTCTTCTGGTGCCCTTTTAAAAACATAATTGCTAAATCCGATAGAGTCTAGCAATAGTGATATTGCATAACTAAGAGACGCATTTTGAATTAAAATTTGTGGTGCCGACTGTGACTCAAAATAAAAGAATAGATCTCTAAGTTCAAGAGATACCGCTCTATCATTTGAAGAAAGGTCTGGCATGCCCTCAGAGTACATTGTCTTAATTGGAACAAAATAGTCAAACCCATCTATGTCTACAACAACTTCGTAAAACTTAAACTGAATATTCTTGCTTAGATAGTTGGATACAATACTATTGCTATTGATAGAACTAAAGGCTAAGTCATAATCAAACAGTGTTACTGAGCCAACACCAGCAAGCAGCTGTCCAACTGGCATGCCACTATTTCCAAGATCGGAAGCTGATTTCGTCAAGCTAAAGCTTTCTACTTTTTCAGATAGGTTTACTGCCAGCCTTGGAGAAAGCTCAATTAAATCAAATATGGAGTCTACTTTATTCATAGTGTCTATGACAATTCGAATACCACGGATCTCGTCAAACTCTCTGTATTGAGTATTTCCATTGGATGGACTAACATATGAAATTGGGCTTGTCAAGTCTGTTACAAAGTTTGTCAGCCTATCTACTGACCCCTCTTCTAAATACCACCCATATTCTGGAACAAATGTTTCGTAATTTTTTGCTACGTCAGACCAGATATGAAATGTGCCAACATCAGAATCTGTTTGTTTAACTAGGTATGCATATCCGTTAATAGATGTTTCTGGTAAAAAGCTTGCAGTAAAATATTCCTCTGCTTTTACGAAAGTGTCTCTATACTTTTCTGGAATAATTAGTCCGTATGAAAGCTCTACGTATCCATCTGGACCAACTATTTGTGATCCGTCTCTTCTAGAAGATGCAGAGTTAAAAGAAATTGCATCTACCCAGCTATTATTTTTAAGAACTTGAACCTTCCATTTAACTGGAGTAGTCTTGTTGGCATTTCCATAGAATGGGTCAGAAAAAGATCCAGAGCTTCTGTTAAATGGTCCTAGGTCAATCTCACCAACATTTGTTTGCATCTTTACTACAATTCTGTTTGTTGGGACAATATTCTTATAAACCACAAATGGAGAGGCATCATCTATGTAGTATTGGCCATTAAGAAGTTTATTTGCAATCCCTCTTTCAAACAATCTATTGTTTGCATCGACCTCTGTTCTGTAGGATGACCAATACTTAAACTGATCATCTTTGTGTGCCATGTAATACCTTGGCCTACGAATCATATTTATGTTTGTGTGATGACTAAATCCGTTTGGAAAATATCTTAGTTTGTTAATTCCAGACCTTGGCCTAAATTTTCCGAAGCAGTCTTCTAAAGAGTAAAGCATTTTGTCTTTTTGCTTTTTTGACGTAAAGGCTAGTGGCTCATCGTCATTATCTAAACCGCCATCAACAACAACGTCTGCATCTGTGGCACCCTTATAAAAACCACCCTCATCATTTAAGTCAAACGAAGTTACTGGCAAACCAAACTTTGAGGATGAACCTTCAGATGGCCTATAGCGATAATTTCCGATCAAAGAAATGTTCTCTGGGATGTTCATATTCCACTCGGCAATTACAGCAGATTGGGTTCTTACGGTAGAAGATGTTTCTAGATAGTTTTTTAACTCGTCGTTCTGAAACATGCTAAACCTCTTCCAGGGCTACACTAATGTTCCAGAAGTCATAATTTGATCCACCACGCTTAACAACAGAATAGCTAAAGTCAGAAATAAACATTTCAATTAACTGGTTGTACTGTGGCAAATGTGTATAAGCTGCGTCATCTTCTCCAAACACAGAATACTTGTCGTATGCCAAATATACCCAGAAGGGACCCTTATGATTTTCATACCACTTAAGAATATCTACTCCGCCTGCACCACCATCTGTAGTATATTCTAAAGTTCTGTTATTGACTGACGGGGACTTGCCAGTTTGCTGACTATAGTCTGGCCGTAAAGCGTAAGATCTTGATGGAAGCATATCCCAAGAAGTAGATAGCTTTAGCTTGTCTGCAATGTGGTAGGACCTCATCCTACCATTTACCATCCTTTTTCTATTTTCTATTCTTTCAATTTGAAAATCTAATGGTGACCTGTTGTCGTCAGAAAGAATAAGAAACTGGTCAAGCACGTCTTCTCTAGTCTCTGATCCTGGATCTGAGTTAATCTCCAATCCATTTGGAACATAAAGGCCGTCTACCAGGGTTCCAGAATTTTCTGACCACATCATAGCCTGTGGACGCTGGTACTTTTTGCGACCAAGCATGTAAGCTTCGCTTGCCATTAGAACCTATTACCCCTAATTTTTTGAGACTCAATCTGCTTAATTTTCCCAATAACTGCAGTAGCAATTTGGCTAGGATCAGAGTTGGTCTGAACATTTACGTTTACCTCATAATTATACACTGAATCGCCATTATATGTGCCATTATTTATGGCCTTTAGTTTATCAGTTCCAAAATTATCTACGGCATACTTGCGAACGACAAACTCTCCTGGGGTAAGCATTGCAGGAACAATGTCTGTGCCCATCGCAAATCCACCAGTAGCGTAACGCTTTACCATACCACCAGAAGCCATCTTGATTCCAAGATTATTCATGTTGGTCTTAAATCCAGTAATGTCCCCAAGCCAATTCAAAGCTTCATTGATGGTCTGCATACCAGTTTTTGGAATTTCGACTGCCTTCCACTTATTGTTTACTAACTCCCACTTCTTTCCAATTCCAGGGCTAACTGGTGGCATAGGTGGTATTAGTGATGGCATTGAGACTGGTGCCTGTGTTGGTTTTGATCCTGCACTTCCTTGTACCGAAACTGCTGTCCACTTATTTCCAACTAGCTGCCACTTCTTTCCAGCACCTGGGCTAACTGGTGGCATTGGGCCTGGACCTGGTAGATCAACTGCGGTCCACTTATTGTTTACAACCTTCCACGTTTTTCCTGCACCTGGGCTATATGGAGGCTTTGGACCTGGTCCCTTGCTATCATCTTTTCCACTGCCACCAGCACCACTAGATGTAGTGGTCGTTGTGGTAACTGGAGGTTTTGGTTTTGGAGTGGTGTCTGTTTCAGCTTTACCAGTGCCAAGCTCATCGTCAACAGTTTTCTTTAGGATTGTTAGAATTGCCTTTTTGTCTTCAATGTCATTCCAGTTTTTTAGCAAGTCGGCAATCAGGCCTGCCTGGTATTCCATTGCCTTCATTTCATCTGGGGTTAGCTTTAGCTTAGCCTCATTTACCCTTGCAGAAAGAACATCCCATCTTAAAATCTGCTGGTTGATAGAGTCCAGCTTTTTATTCTTTTCTACATCTGCAAGTCTAATATTTTCTCTAGCTGGCTCAAGTCTATTTTCTTCAATGTCAAATATTTCATCCTTAAGCTTTTTGATGTCTTCTTCAATCTGTTTTCTACTTCTTCCGTCTTTTGTTCTAACGTTAGCAAGTGCCTTCTCTTTAGATAGCTCAAGAAGTTCACCTTGTCTGTTGACTTGAGCATCTGCATTTTGTGCTCTCATTTCCTGAGCAGCACGGGCAGCTGCAGCAATATCTCCCTGAGAAAGAGCGTCTGCAAGAGTTAGCTGACTCTTTTGCTGTCTAGAAATATCTTCGTTAGATTTAGAAATCTTATCCAAAGCCTTCTTACGCTCATCATAAGTTCTATTAATTGCTTCTTCTTGCTCATCTATATTGACAAGTTCTGCCTCATAGTTGTCTATAGCATTTTGTCTAAGTGCTATATCTTCTTCAGCTTTTCTAGCAATAACGCTATCATTAAATGTCTTTACCTGGAAATCAACTTCGATGGTTTGCTTTTGTGATTCTAGATATCCAACAACCTTGTCATATCGCTTTTGGAATTCTTCTGCAGCACCTTCCTTTGTAGCAAATGCAATGTCTACCTCAATTCTTCCCATTTGCTTAATTTGGGCAAGCCTTTGCATAACCTCCTTTGCATTAATGCTGCCATCTTTAAGGTCATCAGCTAAGGTGTTTGTAAACTGCTGGTCAGAAAGAACTTGATCGATTTGCTCTGCTGTGTACCCCAAGGTAGTTAGTGCATTTGCTACTGTAGCTTGTGCACGTTTTTCTGCAATCTCAACCTTACCGCCACGAAGTAGGTCTTGCATTTCCTTCTTTGAAAGAAGTTTCTGAGTTGTCTTAATTCTATTAATTAGTTCAGTCCACTGCTTAGTTCCAACCTTAGTAGTAGCCAAAGCAGATGCTAAAATTGGGTCTTCTGCAGCCTTCATAGCATCGGCAACGCCAAATCCTGCATTACGCAATCTATTAAATGCAGCATTAGATTCCAAAATTTCTTTACGCTGTTCCTGAAGTGACTCAATGGCTTGCTGGTATGGACTCTTATCTCCTCCGCCTCCAGGAGATTTTGGAGCATTTGCCTCTGCAGTCCTATTTTTTTCAATCAGGTCAAGTAATCTGTTTAGTTCCTCAACGTTTCCAGTTGCTTCTGCAATACCTGCAGCAGCTGCAAGACCTGCAGCCAAACCAGCGTCACCAGCATACTTAAATGCATCTCCTGCACTATAACCCTTTTCAATCAAAATGTCGTATGCTTTGGACTGCTCTTCGAGCTGAATATTTCTTTCTACAAGAGATACACTTGCACCAGCAATTTTTTCATTAATAAGGTTTTCATCTGCTTTTTGCTTGTTAAGCTTTTCCTGTTCCTTAGCTTGTACCTTAATGCTCTTTGTAATCTGATCTCTTACCCTGTTAGCTGCTTTTTGACTGTCTACATCCTTCTTGTTTGCATTTTGTAATGCTTTAATCTGACCCTCGTCTAGGGTTATGCCTGCAGCGTCTGCTTGCAAAAGCAAGAGCTGGTCTTTAACGTTTGGAATCTTATCCATTGTTTCTTCTATACCAAGACTCTTGTATATGTCTGGAAGAACTAGTCCAAGCTGATCAGCGTTTAGGCTACTTATACTTTCCATTACTCCGCTCAGACCTTCATTAAAGTCGTCTGCAGATATTAATCCATTTGCTAGACCGTCCTTTAGTGACTGGAACGAAGCTGCTGAAGTTTTAGCAAATGTAGAAGCTGCTGCCTTTGCTTCATCGCTTATTGTAGCAATATCAGCTGTCTGCGTCCTTACCCATTCGCCATCAAAAGGGTTAGCTGACTGGGCATTTGCCACCCACTCGCTGGTAGTTGCAAAAGTAACCCCATCAGTAAATGCCTTTGAGAATGAGTCAGCAGTTTCTTTAGCTACTGAGGCAATTTGAGCTGCTCCGTCTGCTGCAAAATCAATATTAGCAAAATCAAAGCTTAGGCTTGTTTTTCCAGCTTCCTGAGCTATAGCCCTTACGTATGCATCTACCTGGTCCTTGGAAGCACCAGCTGCAAATAGCTGGTTTGAAACAGATGTTAGGACTGCCTCTGCTTGAGCATTAGTAGCTTTTCTTATAGCCTCAATTTCTACTGCAAAATCTGTTTTAAAGCTTTCGCTAGAGCGTAGCTCGCTGATCATAGACGCTTCTTCTGATCCTCTAGCTGCTGCAGTTCCTGCCTTGATGTTTTGACCGAAAGCGGTTGTCTGAGCAGTAAAGCCCAAAAGCTCTCCAGCCTTCTTCATCTTTTCTGCTGTCAAGAAAGCAGCGTTTCCGAGCCCCTCAATTCTCTTTCTTTGATCTTCTTGTTGCTGATTAAAGTATGCCACAACGCCAGCTAAGGCTGTAAATACAGTAATTGCTATTCCAATTGGACCAAGGAATCTAAGAATCATCTTGCCTAAATTAAGTAGTCCCCCAGAAAATGCTGCACTGTTTACCATTGCTGCTTTGGTTTGAACATTTTGAATTGCCAGACCAGAAATCAAAGCTCTTCTTTGAATAATCTCAAGCATCTTGGTTTGTGTTAAAAGCTGAGTAATTTGCATCAGTGCAAACACAGCACCTGAATATTGGAAAATCATTTGAGAAACTTGACCAATAGCTCCGCCTGCCATAATTCCCACACCTGCAAGCGAAGTAAGTGCAAAGGTTCCATTCATTACTACTGAATTAAGTTTGTTTATTCTGTCTGCTGCGGACTGGGTGGTCTTAGCCATGTTTTCGTTTTCTTCAGTTACTGTTCTTACTGATTCTACGAATGCTCCTGTGGCTGGGTCAACTGATCCAACTACTCCTGGGCCTAGAGTTCTTGTTGGTGCCGAGGCACGTCTTGGTTTACCAGACACTATGCTAGCTTGGGTATCGCCTTGAGACTCTCTGTATGCGTCAATTTTAGCTTGGTCAGTCGTTACACGTCTTTTACCTATCTTAGTGCCTACGACTGTCCTCTCTGCAAGCTCTTCTCCAGCTCTCTGTGCGTCATCTGCACCCAGGCGAACACCATCGGCAACATTCTGAGAAATAGCTTCATATTCTGCAGATGGGGAGTTAATTCCTAGACCATCCGACATTCCCATAAATAATACTTGTGCTAGTTCTGTTGCAAATTGATTTGCTCGCTCGTTAGCTTTAACCAGAATTGCTGCAAAATCCTTATTTTTTCTAAGATCTCTGTAGGGAACTCCTTCTGCACCAGTCATCATGCTGACGGATTCTGGAGTAAATGAGGTTGCTCCTGGAGCAGCACTTCCAGTAGCCTGAATTGCAAGTCCTCCAGGTAATGTTGGTCTACGATCTTTAGCATCTGCTACTGTTCTATATTGCGACTTTGCCTTTTCAAGTGCTGTCTTCGTAGCACCCTCAAACAGTTCGCCTATTGCACCCTCTACAATCTGATATAAAGCTGGGTCTCCCACAGCCTCTTCTCCAGCTTTTCTATATCCCTCAATTATTAGCTGAATAAACTTTTGAGCTTCTGGATCATTTGGA